GGCCAATCAGCATCATCTTTACTTTCAACATTATCATCTTGGGGAAGTAATCATAAATTATCTGGCTTATGTTATATAGCTTTAAGATTTAAATGGAATCCTGATGCCTTTACAGGAATTCCAAAAGTACAAGCTAAAATACAAGGAAAGAAAGTTGTAGCTTATAACTCTAGCCTACAAGCACAATCTTCAGCTTACTCTACTAATCCAGCTTGGTGTTTATTAGATTATTTAACAAATGCTAGATATGGAAAAGGATTAGCAGTTAGTGAAATTGATTTACAAAGTTTTTATGATGCTTCAGTAGTTTGTGTAACACAAGTGACACCCTATTCAGGTGGTAGCGATATAAATATATTTGATATTAATACTGCATTAGATACATCAAGACCAATCATAGATAATGTTAGAGAGTTCTTAAAAGGTTGCAGAGGTTATTTACCTTATAATGCTGGTAAATATAATTTAATTATAGAAACAACAGGAAGTGCATCAATCACTTTAACAGAAGATAATATTATAGGTGGTTATTCATTATCAACTCCTACAAAAAATGACAGATTCAATAGAGTTATAGTTGGCTTTGTAGACCCAGCAAGAAACTTTCAAGTCAATGAGGTTCAATGGCCACCAATAGATGATTCAGGATTAACAAGTGCTGATAGACACGCAACAATGAAAACTGCTGATGGTGGTTTTCTTTTAGAGGGTAGATTTACATTCTCAACTTTAACTTCAAAATATCAAGCAGAGGAAATGGCAGAAGTTATTCTAAGAAGAAGTAGAGATGCTTTATCTTTAGGAATTAATGTTGATTTTAATGGTTACGATTTAGCCATAGGAGATATTGTGAATATTACACATTCTAGTATTGGCTTTGATGCTAAACCTTTTAGAGTTCTTGGAATTACTTTTAACAGAGATTTAACTGTAGGATTATCACTTGTTGAATACCAAGCTGGTCATTATACTTGGGCAACTAAAACACAAGTTACAGCAACACCATCAACTAACTTACCTAATCCCTATACTATTCAACCACCAGCAAGTGTAACTTTAGATGATACTTTAGTTGAATATAATGATGGAACTGTAATTGTAGCTTTAGATGTAACGATAGGTGCTTCTCCTGATAAATTTGTTGATTATTACCAAGTAGAATACAAGTTAAGTACAGATTCAAATTTTATTATCTATGCACAAGGTTCAGGATTAAATCATAGAGTATTAAATGTAATTGACCAAAAAGTTTATGATGTAAGAGTTAAAGCTGTTAATAGTTTTGGAGTATCATCAACTTATGTAACAGCACAAAGAACTATTGTAGGTGCGATTGAGCCACCAGCAGATGTAACAGATTTTGCTTGTAATATTTTAGGACAAGAAGCACATTTAGGTTGGACACAAATACCTGATTTAGATTTAGCTTTTTATCAGATTAGGTATTCAACACTTACAGATGGAACAGGAGATTGGGCAAACTCTGTATCTTTAGTAGAGAAAGTATCAAGACCAGCAACTTCAATTTCTGTACCAGCTAGACAAGGAACTTACTTAATTAAAGCAGTAGATAAACTAGGTAACTTTAGTTCTAACGCAACAGCTATTGTGTCTAATGTTACAGGAGTACAAAACTTTAATGCAATAATTTCTGTATCAGAACACCCTACATTTGCTGGAACTTTAACAGATACAGCAATAGTAGATGATACTTTAAGATTAGATTCATCAGAATTATTTGATTCAGCTTCAGGAAACTTTGATGCAGAAACAACTAGATTTTTTGATTCAGGTGTAACTAATGCAGACTTTAAAGCAACAGGGAATTACTTATTTGCAGATGTAGTTGATATAGGTGCTAAACATACTTGTAGATTAACAGCTACTTTAAAACAAACTTCTGATGACCCAGATGATTTATTTGATAATAGAACAGGATTGTTTGATGCACAAAATTCTAACTTTGATGGAGATACACCAGCTAACTCTAATGCTCATATTGAGATTGCAACAAGTGATGATAACTCTACATTTACTGCTTTTCAAAACTTTGTAATAGGTAACTATACTGCTAGATTTTTTAAATTTAGAGTTGTTTTAACTTCTAGTGATTTAGCTTCAACTCCTGTTGTTCAAGAAGTATCAGTTACAATAGATATGGAAGATAGAATATTTAGTGGAAACGATATAGTATCTGGTGCTGGAACTAAAACTGTTACATTTACAAACCCATATAAATCTGGTAATTATGCTCTTGGAATTACAGGACAAGGAATGTCAACAGGAGATTTTTTTCTAGTAGAATCAAAAACTATTAATGGATTTAACGTAACATTTAAAAATTCAAGTGGTTCAGCAATATCTAAAACATTTGATTTTATTGCAAAAGGCTTTTAAAAGGAGTATAAAACATTATGGCTCAACACGATTATAACATAGCAAACGCATCATTTCCTACAGTTAGAACAGATATAAACAATGTTTTATCTGCTATTAATTCATCTAATTCAGGTTCATCAAGACCAAGTGGTGCTGTAGCTGGAACGATTTGGCTAGATACATCAGGTGGTGTAACTGCTCATATTTTAAAATTTTATGATGGGGGTGCTGACATAAATTTAGCAACAATTAATACTACTGCAAACACAGTTGATTTTACAGATTCAACAGTTACATTTGATATTGTAAATGACACCTCTCCACAATTAGGTGGAAACCTAGATACTAATTCTCAAAATATTGGAATAGATGATGCTCATGGAATATTAGACGAAAACAATAACGAACAATTAATATTTCAAACAACAGCTTCAGCAGTTAATTATTTGGAAGTAACAAATAACTCTACAAGTAACAACCCATCTATATCTGCAACAGGAAGTGATACTAATGTTGGATTAGAATTTAGCACAAAAGGAACAGGAGCAATTAAATTTAATGATCTTGCTTACATACCTCAACAAGCATTAACTTCATCATCAAATGCTATTGCTTGGGATACACAAGCTAAACCAAACGCATATCATCTAACTACAGAAAACACTACTTTCTCTGCACCAACTAATCCTATTGAGGGTGCTTTTATTTGTGTAGAAATTAATTATGATGGTGGGCATAGTATTGCATGGAACACAGTATTTGAGTTTGCTGGTTCAACTGCACCAACATTTACTTCAGCAGATGGTAAAACAGACATTATGGTTTTCAAATACAATGGTGCTATCTGGCAAGAAGTTGGTAGAACATTAAACCTTAGTGAAAGTTAAAATATGTACGCATTAGTAGAAGATAGTTCAGTAACAAAAATAATAACAAATCCTAAAACTATGGTTATAGGAGATGTAAGATACCCAGCTAAAATATTTCAGTTATGGTCAGGGTCAGAATTAAATGCAATAGGTATTTATGAAGTAACAACTGACAGTACAAACTTTAAAGATGAAAAATGGTACATTAACACAAATGAATCTTACGCATATTCAAGTGGTACAGTTACTAGATCATGGGGAACTGCAACACCAAAGGCTCATGCTGATAGTTTATGGACACAAACAGATTCAGATGATGGAGATTTACCAGATGATAAATCAGTTGGAGATGTTAAAGTTGAGGGTTTAAAAACACAATTAATTAGAACTTTAAAACAACAAGTAGCTGGAATATTATCTGACACAGATTGGTACATAACTAGAAACACAGAAAAATCTACAGCTATACCAAGTGCAATATCTACTCATAGAGATGCAGTTAGAACTAAACAAGAAGAAATGGAAACTGCAATTACAAATGCAAGTAACACTCCAGCATTAGAAACTTTATACACTTACACAGAACAAGAAGATGGTTCTGTTACAAGACCATTAGGCGAACTACCAACATTGGAGAGTTAAAATGCCACTAATACTTGGAACTAACTCCATAAAAGACACAGGATTTGATGTAGCTAACTCTGCTAGGTTTGATAATAACGCATATATGTCTCAAACTTGGGGAAGTTCAGGTAATAGAAGAACTTGGACATTAAGTATGTGGATAAAATATTCTGGCTTAAATAATTGTAGGCTATTTTCAATAGGAGATGATGCTTCTAATACAATACTAGATTTTTTTTTTACAAGTGGAGATTTAAGAGTTCAAGATACGCAAAGTGGAAGTGAAACCTTAGAATTTAGAACTGATCAGGTTTTTAGAGATCCTAGTGCATGGTCACATTTAGTTTTTGCTTGTGATACAACACAAGGCACAGAAGGAAACCGATTTAAAATTTATCATAATGGAACTCAAATCACATCATTTAGTACAGAAACTTATCCAAGTGAAAATTTAGACACTCTTATGAACCATACTTCAGGTTCAGCAACTATTGGTGCTAGAGCAGTATCTCAATCTGGTACAGAGTTTGATGGTTACATGGCAGAGGTAGTGGTTTTAGATGGAACTGCTACAACACCAACTAGCTTTGGAGAATTTGACGAAGATAGTGGAATATGGAAACCAATAGATGTATCTGGTTTAACCTTTGGTACTAATGGATTTTATTTAGATTTTAAAGATTCTAGTAATTTAGGTAATGATGCTAATGGTGGTTCGGATTTTTCAGAAACTAATTTTGCCGCAACAGATCAATCTACTGATACCTGTACATTAAATTATGCAACATTTAATCCTTTAGGTAAAGCTAATTTAACTTATGCAGAAGGTAATACTAAAATTACAAATTCTAGTGGAGCGCATAATGGAAGTTTATCTACTTTAGCTGTTAATAAAGGAAAATGGTATTACGAAGTTAAATTTATAGATGGTTCTCAGACTAGATCAATG